TTCTGCGTTGCTGGTCCCGTGCAATGCGTCAACACGAACCCACACTGACGCCGTAAACCCCGAGACCGTAACCAGGTTATCTAATGTAGGGCTAGTGATAGCGACATACTCAGACGCATCTTCACTGTTAATTACCCACCCCTGGTCCCCGGAGACGGTCCAATCCGTTGCAGGGTCCATATTGGTGAATACACCGTCTTCCCCTGGGTGAACCACGTTGTGAAGCGTATCCCCTGTGGGACCAAGTGAACTACACCATGCACCCAAAAGTGAGTCCCACAACCCCGGCGACGCACTCTCAGCCGCCGAACGTGCAAACCCGCTTTTATATGACGGGCGCACGTTCGATGCGGTCGGTAACAGCAGTCCCGGCATTACGCTGCGGCCTGAACGTCAGGAGCGATCGGAATCAATGCGACAAACTGTTCAACGGCGTCCGACATCAAAGCGCCGGTGGAATTATTCACAACCACCGGCATTCCGTAACGGTGGATCGCCGACCCACTGAGGACGCCCACGTTGCCGTACTGGACCACGGTTGTGTTGTCGGCTGTCGTCACCAAACTGCCAATGAATTGCAGTTGATGCAGACTGTCAGCTAGTGCATCGCCAGCCGTGCCTGTGTACGCTGCGTCAGCACCGCTTGTGCCTCCTGGGTTAGCGTTCCCCGCTGTAGCACTGGGAGACCCGGCCCAATAGAAATCGATCGTCTCACCGGACGCCGCAGACGACGCGATTTCAATGCCGACACTGACCATGTATTCCGGCCAGCGCGTCGCGCCGAGATCCTTTTTGGCCCCCTGCCTCGCCGCTGCCGCTGACACACTGGTGAGGTCAATCTGGTCGGTGCGAGCCAGCCCCGAAACAGTCGATGAATAATCTGTCGTGTCGGCCCAGACGATAGCCGTTTGCTCTGTGAATTTTACGAGATTAGTAGCCACTAGAGTCGTGCCTCCTCAACGTGTCCGGCGTGAATGAACGAAAGGTTATTGAATTCAGCGTACGAAATAGTTTCCGTGGCCAATTCGTACAGGCTGGTGCTGTCTGCTGCCGACAGCACCCCACCAGACACAAGCGCGTCGACCATCGCAACCCGATCCGGAAGATCCAAATCCAGTACTGTGTTTTCCCGCTGGATCATTATGTCTGCTGCGGTAGCGATTGCCTGCACCGATTCACTAGCGTGGCTCGCTGCTCCTTCCTTTATTTTTAGTATCCTCGGGCGGTCTCCCGCTGACGATCCCGCTGACCACGCCAGCAATCCCGTGCTCAATAGCGGAACCAGTCTATCTACGTTCGCTTGATTCATCTGATCCGACGCAATTTGCGAATCGGCGTCGAACGGCAAGCCTGTTGTGGGGTGCGTCCCCTCCAGAAGGATCTTGAGCCAACTGATGTTCATTTGTTAGTTCCTCGAAAATGGAATGATTTGGTTAAACCTAGCACGTCGCTTCCCGCACCCTCACTGCCGCCTGAACCACTTCACTGAAATGTTTATTGAGTCGTGCGAACGATTGAAACATACCCAGGCCACTCACTGGCATTTACAGCAGTATCGTAGGATCCCACATTCACTGTCGCATTATGTGCCAGATTGAAGGTGGCATCTCCCCCCGACCAAGTCCCACGACCCTGCCCATAATAGTATTTGTTCGTTTCGCTGTTGAACCATTTGCTTATTGGGAAATCAAGACCACTATCAAGCGACGACAGGTATGATTCACCGGATGAGTTATACGGACCATATTCGAAGTCTGATGTGAGTGACTCCAACTGGATAACGCAAACTTCTCTGTCCCATCGAAACGTACACTGCAAGGTTGTACCATCCCAGATACCTCCCCATGTGAATGTCCCCTGGCAGTAGCAGTCTGTAATCGAGAATGTATCCATCTCTGAAAACTTCATTGTCTCGGTGCCGTCAGTCGGGCTTTCATATCCAACGAATGTTAGCTCCCAGTCTTCTGTCGTTTTGTCCCAGTCCGGCATGACCGGCCAGTTGTAAGTAATGCCTGTTTTCTTTTCGTGATACATTGACACAGGTTTAAGATCATACGTGATAAGGGGAGGATTCCCTAAGAATCGCAGCTCATACCACACATCCCAATGCAATCGATGCCCTGAAATGTTTATAGGAATGTCGGCTTGCCATCTTCCCCAATCAACGGGTAGTAAAAAACCTTTTTCAAAGACATAGGGCGGTTCTTCTGTGTAGCTCCAATGTTCATTTGATGGTGGCGGCACTAAATCAATGATCTCGCCTTCAGGCTGGCCGGGCTCAAACGACCGGCGGATATATCGGATCCTTCCCTCAATCGAGTACCCAAGGGGATTACTTGTACTCACATTGGGATACATTGCCGCGGAGTCTAACTGCGAACCCTTTCGAGCAAACGAAATTTTATGCGGATACTCGTTTGCCTGTAACCCCGCTCCTTGAATGTGAGACGGTGGTCTTATCCGACCGCCTAGCGAGTGCATTGCAGTACCGCTTGGTATGCCGTCGTTTGATGTTGTTATCGGCCAGATATTTCCTTCAGGTTTCCTATCCCAATCTCCACGATCCCAATCTGCTCCGTCCTCTTCCGGATAATCCAGCGTGTACCGCAGCGGAGGCAGGATTACGCTACCTGAATAAAAGCCACCTGGATAAAATGGATCCCCAACTGGATACAAGAAAAAGAATATTTCATTTATAAACTCACACCTCCATAACGGAGACGCACCGAACGGATTTGGATCTATCTCAGGCGTGTACCACTCCCACTCCAAATTCGGGTTATGCAGTATTGGCGGTTCCGGTAATGGGTCCGGACATGGATGCGGAAACGGTGGGCACGGCTGAACTGGAGGCACGCTTGCTAACGGCGTCGGATTGACTTCGTAGTACCTGTAAAACGTCGCCGTGCAATCATTCGGCGGCGGGTCTGGCACAACACACCGACAACAATGACCGTGAAGCATCATGAGCGATTATCCTTCACGCTGGCGGATTCGCTAACGCGGCACAGTCGGACCACACAATAATCCGCTCGCCACGGAATCTGGCAACAATCACCAGGGTGTGTGCAGCGATCGACACGCTTTCTGAGCGGTTTGCTCCAGTGAATGTTGCCCCGCTGCGACTCAAGTCCTGTTCACTGTCCATCGATAGCAACTCGACTTCACCGCTGCCCGGCGATGTCAAACCGCTTGACGCCGCAGGGATCGCCGCATTCGTGATCGCCCATTGCCAGGGAAGTCCACGCTCTGGTCGGCCCGAGGCTCCTTGCCCCTCGCCACGCTGCTCCCGTAGCGTCTGGCGTACCACTCGCTTGATCTGCTCATTGAACTCCGTCGATGGAATCACACCTGCCATTACTCACCCTTTGATATCACAAGCCAACCAGCACGCGCCAATCACGCCTTCAACAACTGCCGTTGCAGCATCTGTGCAGGTGATGGTCACGCGGATATCCAGCGTGTCACCGGACACAAATGTTGTAGGTGTCAGCGAAAATGAAAGGTCCGCGAAGGTGAGGCTGTTGCAGGTCGTGGCTGCCGTAGTGCAGAGATCGGCAGAGATACCGGTCGCCTCATCACTGCGATAGCATTCCACATCGACGACGCACGAAGCGTCAGCCAATGCCGTCAGCATCCCAGCATGAACAACCAGATTGCATGTCGCTCCGTCGTCGTACTCGGCTGGGATCGGCACATGAACGCGGGCGTATCTGCTCGTAGCTCCCGCCGCGCCGAGGTCGCCAGTCGTTAGGTGCGGCGAGCCAGTGCCGAACGTCGCGTTGTCCAATCCCAAATCGTCGGCGGCGGGAGTGCCAGGGAGATTCACCGCCAGAGCATCCCACGTCCTAAATTGAGTCAGTGGGATCGTGAACGGCTGCAGCGTGTCCTGCGCGAGCTTAGACCGTGCCAGTGCCATCGTAGATGTGCACATGGCATTGGTGATAGATGCGGTTGTGGCGTTGATGGTGGTAGCTGTTATTGACCCGTCAACAGTCGTATCTGAGTCGATTCGGTTTACCATTGTTATGTGATCCCGGGAAGGTTTGTAAAATCCAGCTCATCGTGGACCCGAAAGTTTAAGAAGGTCGCCGTGGCGGGTGTTGAGTCGTAATCAGCAAACCCGTTGCCGTCCAGCGGGAATGGTGCAGTTGCTATTTCCTGATCCGCCAGGTAGATCGGGATCAGCTTTCCTGTCGGTTGGTTGTCAGGCCCTATTTCTTTTTGCTTCATCCCAATATCAAGTGGCTCAAGCCTCCAGCCTGTTTTTTTCACATGTATTTCCGTTGAGAGTGAGTAATAGATCTCTGTTCCTCGCACTTGTCGCGATCCCACTGTTATCCGGTTGACCTTAGCATTCCCCGGCCCAATGCTCAGGCCCGAAACTGTAAACGCTGCGGCATTTACTGCGTTCTGATAATCCAACACCCACGCAGGTATTGCTTTGTGGTTGCTGCTGATGGTCACGATCAGTTGATTATTATCAATTGTCGATGGAGGGTCGAACGGGTCATTCGCTGAATTCATAATCGCGTTGCCGTTCTTGTCCTGCACCACCGCTTCCTGATAAATCTCCGAATTGAACGTGATCAGGGGTTCGTCGTTGTCCGGATTCGTGGCGTCGATATTCTGGTTGCTGTCATAGTCGGCTGAGACTTCCCACCCCGCGTAAGGATTAGGATTGCTTACCGACAACGTACGGCAGAACGCTAACGAATCCTGTGGATGGACCGCACCAATCACCGGGAGGCTGGCGTGGCTGCCAACGGCGTAGGCTTTGTCCGCTGGACTGGAGGCGTTGAGGACAAAAGTGCGAGTGTAGCTGCGTTTGCCTTCAGTGTTCGTGGCAGTCTCACCGCCGGGCCTCTCACCGAGGTATGTCACCGTCATTACACGCCCCCCTGAAGGGAGATGAACAGGCCAGGGTTATTCTTTTGCTGATCTCGAATTTCCTTCAGTATGGCGTTCGCTTCTTTCTCTTCCGCTTTGTTGTCCTTTGGAATACTGAAATCAGTACCTGCCGGGAATCGCATGTTTTTCTTGGCACGCTGTTCCGCTAATTCAAAGGACTTTGCTTTCAATGCGATTGAGGCAGCTCCAAATACCGCACCAGCTTGAGGCATAATGGCATTCAGAGCCCCCTGTAAGCCACCTCCCAGCTTGTCAATCACAGAATCGGCCGTCACCTGTAGCGATTCCAATGCACTGACCACAATTTCGATAGCTGGAGCGATCTTCACAGTGAACACCGACGCCAGAGCACCGATTCTTGTGGTTAGCCTGGTAATTGAATCATTCGCGTCTTCGACTGCACGCAGTTCGTCCGCCGAGAATGCGAGTCCTAAGTCAGCAGCCTCATCCGTGAACTTCTGCAGTCCTTCGGATCCTTTATTGAAGATATTGACTAACTTTGCACCGCTTTCCCCGAACACCTTAACTGCTGTGGCAGTTTGTTCTGATTGCGTCCCGAGTCCCTGTATGGAGTCTGCAATTACGCCTAATTTTTCTTCAGGATTTAGTTTATTGAACTCCTCTAAAGGTATCCCCATATCTTCCAAAACCGGAATCAACGCACCTCCCGCAGACATGGCGTCACCACTCCGAATGGTGAAATCCTTCAAAGCGTCATTGACTGCCTCTGTATCTTCTCCCGCAAATTTTGCGGCCAATCCTAAAGCCGTTATCGTATCCACGCCGAACCCTGTTTTGCCGGCTGTCTTTGCAATGCTGTCCAGTTCTTTCATCTTGATTACTACAGCACCTACGGCACCGCTGACCGCTGCCATCGCGGCCACTGCACCGACTTTGACAGACTTTTCAACCACACTCCCGAAGGTGGTGACCTGTTTCGTGGCCCCCTGCATCCCCTTCGTGAAGTTTTTGCTGTTGGTCGATAGATTCACGACCAGATCACCGACCGTTGCCATCACGCCCCCCGATCATAACTGGGGACGTGATATTGTGACTCGGGATCAACCCAAGGCATGCAGACTTCCGTTGCCGTGCTGCTTCCAAAACTCAGTTTGAATCGGTCGGCTAACATGTAAGCAATCAACCCAAGCATTCGCTCTGTATGTTTGAAAGGATAAACCTGATCGAGTGCTTCAACTTCGCACCACTGCTCATGCGTCAACGTGTCGGCGAACTGCTCTGATTGCACCTCGCCACACATATGTGCGAGCATCAACTGGAGCTGCTTTCTTGCGTCGCTTCGGAGTTTTTTGCTGTCCTCTCAACGTCCGTGTTACTCATTCCGCACAACCTTTGAACAACATCAATCAGCGGTTCCAGGACATCACTTCTCTGCTGGCCCAACTTTTCAACATCATCCAGACTGAACATCCGTGTACCGTCTTCTGTTACCACACATTGCACCAGCAACCGCTCCCTCACCTGCTGTGCTTTAATCTTGCCAGCCTGCTCATTCTTGCCCCGCAGGTTGTTTTCAAATCGTGTCCGTTCGCTGACCGTCATGCCCTTGACCCACACCGACCCGCCCAACTGCGGAATCTTAACTTCCTCCAGTTCCATCGGGACGGGTGTCAACAGCTGTTCTTTCGTCAACGCGGTCATTCGTTTTCTTCCCTGGCTTCCCACTGACTCACACGTAAATCGTCCCGAAACTCTTCATGCTCCTGCATGATTCGTTCGTGCGTCTCACGCATCAACTTGCCCGGCTTCACTCCACGGCGTTCCAGCTCCTGGACACACTCTTGGTCGGCTGGTTCTGCATAACCACCAACCACCAACTGCCATGCCTGCAAACCCTCGAAGACGGTTCCAACCGCGTAGAACCGCCGGCCGTTTTCCTCGACCGTCAGTTCTTCGGGTGCCGATGGCCCCGCTTGTGCGACGTGAGTGAACTTAACTTTCATTATGCGTACGTTGATAATCCGGTTTGCTTGAGTGTGCTTGAGAATCGCAACCCGTCATCCATTCCGGCCGTGACGTCCCACGATGCCCCCGCAATTTCAAAGGCTTCTGTTGTTGTCGCTGCGTCGGCGTAGACGATTGCACAGCCTGTCTGTACAGGTGTCGTCAACAGATCCCGAATCACCGTGTGATTTGCCAGCACTGGATCGTAGAAACCGGAGATGCTTTTAGATCCAGGTTCACTGTATCCGTTGGGGTTGTAGGTTTTTCCCACAGCTCCATCGATCGTTGTTGAATCCCATGTCAGCACCTCAGCCCCTGAAGATGACACTTCAGTCAGTGCTCCGACCGCGGTCAAAACTGTGCTGATTTCGATCTGGAAGACGGTTCCCTTACTATTTACGAGTGCCATCTCTATTTCCTTTTAATTGGATCGAGTCAGTTTATTTCTACGTGTGGCGATTTTCTTAACTTCTTTGAGCAGCTCTTCACGAGCTTTTGTTGTCACTCGTCGCATCGTTGTTGCTGACGACTTTTGAAAAGCGACCGCAACCGCCCTGTTCTTTGGCATGCTGCCGCGTCCTGCTCCACTTGCCGTTTGTCGCCCGGAGGTTCCCATCAAATACCAGTGTACGTTTTGCTTTGCTATCCCGACGCCGCCTCGCGTCCCGCCTTTACCCTTGTTTCTTTTCCCGACAGCACCACCGACAACAGCTCGATAACCCTGATTGCGTTTCTTCTTTTTGAATCTTGACCCAATTGCCCGCTTCACTGACCGCGGAGTAACCTCATCTTTGATCGCTTCCCTCAACACTCCTAAACCAGCTCGGATGCTGCGTGTCATCACCCGAGCCGCAACCTTTGTTCCAATATCATTCAAAGCCTTATCAAGAGCCTTGTCTCCGGTGATGAACGTCCGCGTCACGTTAATTCATTCCCGGCCAGATCAAACCCGGTAGGCTTGCTGACTTCGTAGGCACCTGTCCCGTCTTTTCTGGTTCGGATTCTGTACTGGGTCCGGGTGTTGTCTGACCAGTCCCAGTGCGTTTCGCCGATCTCCCGATGTTCGACCGTCCATGTGTAGGCAGTACCGTCGATCACTCGTGCAATCACATCCGCCGGATCTGGTGTGTCTGCAAGGGCACCGAGTGCATTGACTTCAATCAGCCAGTCGCACATCTCGACAACCTGTTCCGACCCACCAACATCAATCACACCCTTGCGGGTTTCACCCTGAACCGCGTCTGAAATCGTAATCACTGTGGCACCGCGCGTGTAGGTGACTGACGACCCGGCGATTTGCCGGGCCGTTGCCATGCCTGCCTGGATTGCAGTGTCAAACGCATTCATTGATTACACTTCAACGGCTTCCGTAGTAGTCAGTGCATCGGTCACGATGATTTCAGCACCAAATGCCCGTTCGGGATACGGGGCTTCCGTCCCTGTGGGACTGGTGGCTGTACGTGACTGCTGCAGCTGACGATAACTCTGAGAGTTCATCACCCACACGTCAGGTTTGCCACCCGCTGGGAACTGCGACCACAACGTGGACAGCAGGTCATCATCAAGGTTTGCATTTGAATCAGACGCATGCAAATTCGCGATTCGCCCGGCTGAGTACTTCCCGCCGATCTGAACCGCAATGAACATAGCGGCCGGAGTGTAGTAAACAGGGTATCCGCCAGTGGACCCGTCCACCGTTGACTCCTGAACGTTCGTATCACCCAGTTGCAACGTGCCAGCAGGTGACACGAGCTTGACGTGATCGTCACCGAGACGCAGTCCGTACACACTCGTTTGAGTGCTTGCTGTGGACCCGGTCGCAGTCACAACCATGTCATCTGCCAAAGCGTCCAAATCCGTTGAGTTCAGCAGACCTGTGAACCCAGCAGAATCACCTGGTGATGTTGTGCCGTAAATGATCTGTTGTTCCAGATCAAACATAGCGGCCTGAAGGTGTCGCATGCCTTCGCGTGCAACATAGGCTTCCGGCCCATCTCGCCACGTATCAGCAACCGCTTTGTCTGCCTTCCAGGAGAAGTCCAGAATCTTGCAGGTCGAGGTCACGACGGTATCAATTGAACTGTCGTAATCCCGAGCCGCATTCTCTGCACGCCAAAACCCGGTCGGTGCACCTGTGTACGTGTTGTACTTGTGCGTCGAGGATCCGTCGGCAGTGTCCGTGATGGACATACGAGCAACCAACGGTGATTGCTCGAGTAAATTACTGGTGCTTGTCCGTGCGACGTCTAAAGCGTCCGCCACAAAGTCCGCCACAGCATGGAGGTCATTCGCCATTTCTATCGTCCCCTTTCAAAAGGTGCCTGATCGTTCGATCAGTTCTGTGCGTTGGACCGCCCAGCGATTCGGATTCGGCCCGCAAACGATTGCGGAGCCTTGTTGGTTTGTTCTGCATCGAAGTCGGCTCCGTCGTCATCCCCACGATCGAGTGACTCGAGCGTTTCTTCGAGTTCGGTCACCTTCGCCTGCAAAGTCACGATCTGCTTGTGCAGCGTTTCAATGTGCAGGCCCTGGGCTTCCTGGTAGTGAACACCGTCCGCGAACCACTTGGCACCATTCTTTGAGCCAAACGCTTCTGTATATGCCTGCAGCTCTGCTGCAAACTCTTCCCTGGTTGGTGGTATTTCCACCGCTGCGACGTCTTCAGACACGGGGTCACCGCCTTCCTGAATTGTGAGATTGTGACGCGAGAGAAACCGAGCAACG